GGAAACCCTACCCCTCTTACTTAATTCCGTTTGCCAAAACCTTTATATTCCTTCAAAATATTTGATTTGTCTTCAGATTTCACAACAGGAGTTTTAATATCTACTTTTCTTCTGTCACAATCGTCGACTTTCTCTAATTCAATTTCTGAGACTCTATCTGAGCCATCCTCCACTGTTTCATATCTTGAATTAATAACCAATCTGTTAGCTAATTCTCTTTTCATGATACCAACATCTTTAATGTTTACCATGTTGTTATAGCTTTCCATCATTGGTAGTTCGTTTAAATCAATGTTACCTGCAAAAAGAGCAAGTGACTCATCAAACTCACTTTCGGTAAAGTTCCATTCTTCAAATTCCATTATATCTTTGTCAATAAATCTGTGTCTAGGTTGGATTATCATTGAGAAATATTCGTCTTCAGGATCATTACCATAACCTTGATAAACAACTATACCCTCTTTACCCCTAATCACTGAAACATTATATGCTTTTTCAGATATTTTATATAAATCTTTAAGCTCAATTTCAGGACATTCATCTAGATTAACAGATCTGCAAAGTTGATTCAATTCCAATACACATGATGTAACATCAATAATGTCTTTGAATTGTATTGAATCTAAGGAAACCCCTCTTATCACAATGTCATTTTTATTAACAGGAACTACAATTAAATCCTGAGAATAAGGGTATTCAACCGGTCTATTGCAAGTTGAGATCATGCGTACCCATTCAACTACAAAAGTTGGCACTTTAATTTTATCAACACCAATAAATTGTTTTAAGTTAACTTCGTTTTCTGAATAACAGAAGTAGTTGATAAGTGCAATAGTATTTTCAGAAATTTTATTAGATACTCTAGTGATTACAGTACTCAAAGTAGCACCAGAAGGCATTCCTAATAACACTTTTGCATCTTTAATGTTTTTTGGAGTTAAATTGTTTGCTGCAACGGCAATTTTATTTCTCAGATACATGTCAATATATTTTTTATCTAATGTATGAGAATTCTCAACTTTTAAAACACCGGCTTTCTTAAATTTAACATTGTTTTTAAGAAAACTTTTCCTAACTAATTTTTTGGAACTCATTAATGTGAACATAGCTTATCATGAATTTTAAAGGTTTTAATAATTCTAAACCGATCCTTGTTAAGCAGGCCTCTTTAGAACATTCTCCAACCCAATTCGGTTAACCTATTAAGAGGAATTCTATTTTTAGTTAACTGACCGTCCTGCGAAAGAACATAGAATTCTGGATTATCATCATTCCATACCTTCTTCTTCAAGTAGTCATCGTGCATTAAAAATTTGTTCCAAATGTGAATCGATCTTTTAATTTGAAATATTAATGAAACATATCTTACAATAACACGTTCAGGTCCACCCAATTCTATGAATCTTTCTGGATATAAAATTTTGGATATAATCCAAAAATCATCATTATCTGGTTCTCCATTAAAATCCCAATTAAAACCAAGAAATTTAATTTCTTCGTTGTAACTAGAAATAATTGATTTTTGCAAATGAAGACGAAAGTCAAAATCTTCAAAAATCTTTTTTAATATCTTTTCTTCTCCATCTTTAATATTAATAATGAAATCGTCACCCTGGACTAGATATTCATCATTCGAAAGAAAAACTCCTCTTACTATTATTGAGAAATAATTCAATACAAATATTAAACAATAGGAGTTGATAATTGATGTAAACCAACAACCGGTAGGATTAGAACCTTTTGAAACATAAATTCTCCCATCAGTAGATATTATTGGAGAGTTGATCAGATAGTAAACTAGGTAACTTGCTTTGT